GAACGCCGCTGCCCAGCTGACAGGCTGTCCGGGGTTGCGCTTTGACTCTGGTATCCACAATAGCCCGAGCTCCAAAGTGGGTGCGGCTTGGTGCGCACGGCTGATTTTATCGGCGTTGCCAGGATTATACCCCACCGCCGGCACCCTGGCCAAGCGCAAGTCCTGCAGCAAAGATTGGCCACTGGCCTTGGCTTCTACCAAAATCCTGTCAGGCCGCCGAGCCCGAGTGGGCATACCCGCGCCATTGTTGTTGTCGCCGCCGTATGCGGTCGTCCAGTCCTTGACCGCCTTCGCCCTCAAGTCCGGGTAGCTAAGGTGCTCGTCCCAGGCATCAAGCAGCATGCAGTGCCGCTCCTTTTTGTGTGTAAAGACACCCCAAACTGTGCAAGCTGTAGGATCACCTGTAGTTTTTTCGGTAAATGCGCAGTCATAGCTCTGCAAAATGTATTCATACTGAGGCAGCCGTTCATTGTGTGGCCACTGCTGGAAATGGGCGGTTTTGAGCAGGCCGCCGGTGCTTGGCACAGGATCTTGCTGCAGTTGGCCGCTCGTGCCGTAGGAGCCAAGTAGCTGCTTGAGGGCAGTGATCTCTTTCTCTCCAAATCGCTCAGGACAGATAAGCTCACCCTTCTTGGTGCGTGGGTCGTATGGACCGAGCACCGTCCTGCGCACCTTGCCGTCCCACTCAGCAGGGATGCAGATGTGCTCCCATCCCTTGATGTCATCAAGTATGTGGCCACTGATGTCACGCTCGTGCAGCCGTTGCATCACAACTACCATTGCATCAGTCTTTGGGTTGTTCAGCCGTGTTGACCAGACCATGTCAAACCACTCCAGCGTGCTCTCACGCATGGCGTCTGACTGTGCCTCTTGAGCGCCATGCGGGTCATCCAGCACCAGTCGGGAGCCGCCCTCGCCAGTGGCCATACCGCCAGGGGACGTGGCAATGCGGTAGCCGGTCTTGGAGTTCTCAAACCGCTGCTTGGCATTCTGGTCACCTGACAACTCAAACATGCTGCCCCAGCGCTCCTGATACCAAGGCGACTGCACCAATCGCCGCGCCTTTAAGTTGTCACGGATGGACAGGTTGCCGGCATAGCTGGCGCACAGAAACTTTGCCTCGGGCGTGGTCAGCCACTCCCACATTGGCCACATGACGCTGACGATTGTGCTTTTGGAGTGCCGCGGCGGGATGTTAATGAGCAGCCGTCGGATGTCGCCGCAGGAGATGGCCTCAAGGTGTTCGCAGATCTCTTGAATGTGCCAGCTTTGGATAAACGGTATGCCTGGCTCCACCACGTGCCATGATTGTTTGACAAAGTCGTACAGACTGCCCTCGGCTTTACGCCGCAGCTGCTCCCGCTGGATCATCTCCAGCATCGCTGCCGGGGTCAGCGGGGCATTCATGGGCTGGTGGTGGCCTTACCCAGCAGGGTCTGCATCTGCACTAACTCTACGTCCGATAGGCCGCGCAGGTCAACAGCTGATAACTGAATTGCTCCACCGCCAGATCCCACATGTTCTTGCGTCACCTTATCGCCGTAGATCTTGGGCAGCATCTTGCTGAGCATCCATTTGCGGGTATCAATCTGAAGCCGCGTGTGCGCAACAACATCGCTATTAAGTGGCATCAGAGCTTGCTTGAGCACCGGCTCACCAGCCTCATCAAACATCGGATGGCCATCTGAGTCCATTTCTTGGACTGTCACCCACTCATGGGTCTTGTCCGACAGCGCAATGATCTCGTCGGCCAACAGCAGGTAACCTATTTCACGTGCGTGTGCGTAATCCTTACTGACTTGTGGGTCAGTATTTACCCACTTCAAAAACCCCGCAACGGTTGGCATGCCCTCGTCCTTGGTGCAGATGTTCTCCAAGGATCGCCCTTTTTGGAGTTCCTCGCAGATATGCGCTGTGACCAGTTGATGGTCGTACTTTCTGGCGGTTAAGTGCGGAACGCCTTTGCCGCCTTGGTTCTTTATTTTGGTCATGCTGCATTGTCCTTCATTTTCAATCTGCCTGTGGATAACTTCTATCTAAGGGTTTTCCCTAACAAGGTATCAAATCTTGCTGCATCGATCGGTAACTGGTAACTCTTTCTAAAGAAAGAGTTACGTTACGTTACCGAATATCGCTGCTTTTGCCCTAGGTAACAGTAACGTTTTTTTACGTTACTGTTACCAGTTACCGCCTTGATACCTGTGGATAACTTGTGTATAACTTTGATCATCGCTCTGACTTTCTGATCATCATGGCACTTGCTTGGGCCTCATCAATGACAATCCAACCATGCTCAAAGACCTCAATAATTTGGGACATGAGCAGGTCTGCAATGGGCTTTCCTGGCACGCTAGGCTTGATGTACTGCTTGGCTGAAGCCTCACTGACAGCCAGTTTTTGAACGCAGTAGTCCATCATTGCCGACCTGCTTAGGTAGGGTAAACCATTACGTTCTTCTGCCCCTGATGACCACCAAGCATTCTCAAAAGTCTTGCGGTGGTTTTCAATCTTGCTGTCCTTCTTGGCTAAGGTTGGCGCTTTGGCCTGCACGATCACTGCACTGGTGACCTGCTGATTGTCCTCATCCAACCAGTCTGGAATGGCTACTTGCTGCAGTTCAACGTAGATGGTCTCGGCCATTTCTGCATCTTTAGACTTGCGCTGCACAATCTGCATGGGCACGCCTTCCTTGCCTGGAACAATGCTAATTTCAATGTCCAGAGCACCTCGCCAAGCTGATGAGCCTCTGGCACGGTGCTGGGCCTCATCTGACACGCCGGTGTGGTGCACCAGAATCACCGAGCAGTTAAACTCTTGCATTAGGGCATTACAGGCATCCAGCATGGTCTTTGCATCTTGGGCTGAGTTTTCATCTCCAGCCAGAAACCTGTGTAGGGTGTCAACCACGATCACACTGGGCCTGTCTTGGAGCATTCTGACCTGCTCAACCACCTTTAGGTATCCGGTTGGGGTGTTGAGGTCACAGCCATCTTTGGAAAGCCACATAGCCAGCTTGCCGGCCTGGTGGTGGTGCTTCCAAGCTGCAACCCTGCCGCGCAATCCGTGGTGTCCTTCGCCTGCTAGGTAGACCACATTGCCTGGCCGCACCTTATGGCCTCCCCAATCTTCCCTGCCGCTGGCCATATGCAGGCACCAGTCCAGCACCACAAAGGTCTTGCCACCGCCTGATGGGCCATGCACCATGACCAAGGCTTGGGACTGAATCCACCGCTTGACCAGCCATGAAATGGGGCTTGGCTGGGCACAGAAGTCATCGGCTGGAATGAGCCAGTCGTCTTTGATTGGCATGAGCAGGCCTGCAAGATTGTGGCCGGCTTGAACATAATCATTGGCATCGCCCAGTATTGAGGGCATAACCATGCGTGCTCCATATTTGGCACTGGCCTGTTCTGCATAGCGTTGCCCGACTCCAGAAGCATCGTTGTCTGCCACGATTACAATGTCTTGGGTTGCTCCATACATCTGCCGAAGGGTACCAGTCACCGGCACCAAATTGCTGGCGCTGTAGGCCACCACGACTGGCCTGTCGGTTGTCTCGTGGATGGTGGCTGCTGTTGCAAAGCCCTCAGCCACGTACAGGATGCCAGGCTCATCCATAGTGCCAATCTGCCAAAACTTACCACCAGTCTGACCGCCTGAATGGTAGAGCTTGCCGCCTTCATGGTCTATGTACTGAAGGCTGGACAATGTGCCGTCTGCATCGTATAGGGGAACTACCAAACGACCATCACCCGTAGCCCTAGCGCCATGAACGCCAATACCCTTCTTGGCCAGGTAGGGATGATCTGGTAGCGCCGCCTGTGCGCCTGTCCATATCTTTTCAACTGTCTCACTGGCCACTTGGTGCTGGCGCTCAATGGCGGCGTCCCGCAAGGCTTTTGCCTCGGCCAAACGCTTGGCGTGCGACATTTCCTCAGTCTGGGTCAGCTTGCGTCCAACGTCTGCACGCCATGTCTGCTCCATACCCATGCGCCAACAGCCAAAGCGTCCCGCGGGGATGCCATCTCCAAAGACCAAATACCAGCCGGGCTTGTCTCCGTGGCCTGCTGAGCCTTTCGTGCCTGAGCGAAACCTGTGGATCTTGCCGTCCATTAGAATTTCATCTGGTGGCTCAAGCCCCGCAGCACGCATGGCCACAATGAGTTGGGCTTCAGGGGCAGCGACTAGCTTTTCGGGCGGCGGTGCCCAAGGACCGCCAAAGACTTTGGACAGGTCAGCCATGCATCACCTCCTGTCTGCTCAAGTAGTCACTCAACGCCTTGACCGTCTCATACAAAGGCTTGGAATCCTCTTGCATGAACCTATAAACGGTGGCCGGATGAACGCCGGAATTCTCAGCCACCCTTCTGAGATTGGCATCTTCCAGCCGTTTTTTTATCTGCTCAATCGTCATCATTGTTAGCACCTCAGTAAAAATATTTGCGAAAGTGCTTGCACTATACCCTATTTCTGGTTTATGATCCAACCACACCCAGAACAGATGTCCTGAAGTGGGTGCCAAAAAGGAGAGCCGAATGGCTATCAAACTGAAGTCAACGGGCAGCTTGTCTGCCAATGGGGTGAAGATGCTCGTGTATGGGGCAGCAGGGTCTGGCAAGACTACGCTGGTCAAGACGTTGCCTAATGTGATCGTGCTCAGTGCTGAGGGTGGCTTGTTGAGCATCCAAGATGCTGACCTGCCTTACATTGAGATTGGCAGCATGGATGATCTGAAAGAGGCTTTTGCGTGGTGTGCAGAAAGCAAAGAGGCTAAAGGCTACCAGTCATTGGCGTTGGACAGCATTAGCGAGGTGGCTGAAGTGGTGCTGCATCATGAGATGAAGAAGTCCAAAGATGGACGGGCGGCGTATGGCGAGATGAACAGCACGATGAATGAGTTGATTCGTGCCTTTCGTGACATTCCGAACAAGCATGTGTTCATGAGCGCAAAGTTGGAGAAGTCCACTGATGAGATGGGCAAGATGCTCTACAACCCTGGTATGCCGGGCAAGAGCCTAACCCAAGGGTTGCCTTACTTCTTTGATGAGGTG